AAGGACATTCTTGACAAGGTTGGTATCGTATGTGTCGGTAACGGTGTCGGTAACGGTGTCGGTAACAGTGTCAGTTGATGATGTTTTACTTTTACCCGTACCCGTTTTGCATTTGCGATTAACCATTCTTGACTGGATTATTAACTGGTATGTAGTTATATAACTGGTATGTAGTTATATAACTGGTATGTATATGAATCAATTTGCTGTGCAATATATTTTGTTGTGACCGTACACGAAACGTACACGAACGTACTCGAAACGTATACCTTATACCTTTTTCCAAGAGCATATATCCTTTACGTTTGCAGTGGAAATGTACAGCTTGCCATCGTTACCCTTCATCCGTCTACCACAGTTTTCGTTTGCGGGATAGGGTGGTGAGTTGCGGGTTTTGTATTTCTTTAGTGTCTTGCTGTGCTTGTGAATAGTCTTGAGTTCAGAATCCCGCTTCTTCTTTTTTGCCGAGGCAGTAACGCTCCTGGATTGCCTTCCTGCCACGCTCTTAATCTTGGCAGTCATTGTCTTGCGTTCCTTCTCGGTTAATTTCAGTGGATTTGTTTTTGTTTTTAGAGCATATCGTAGATTGCGAATACATGAGGACTTGCATGCGCCGGAGCAAGTTCCGTTCTCAATCTCGGTCAACATTTTCATCGCGTTCGTATATGTTCCGATGCCCGTCATGTTATTGTTATACTATATGCATATATGTTTATTTGTCTGGGGAGGGGCATTGGTAAAAAATAAAAACAACATGTATTATAATATGATTAGCAAGTTTTTGGATATACGAACGTTTATCATTAGTTTGGCAGTCGGACTACTGTTTGTGTACCTGTGGGGCACAGACATGGAGGAGATTTTCGTGTACCCGAATCCCGAGAACATGGGCAAGATTCAGTACAAAGACCAGGCGGACAACTGCTATGCGTACCAGGGAGAAGAGGTGACCTGTCTTGCAGAAGACAAGTTGGCAAAGATTCCCATCCAGCATTAATAATGTCCCTTTATATAAAGAACTCCATGCATCTTCGCAAGTTTTTCACCAGCAAGAACGGACGGCAGATCATGTCGGCGATTTTGGGGTTTGGGCTTGCAAGTATGTTTCGCGTGGCGTGCAAGGACAAGTCGTGCATACGGTTCATGGCGCCGCCAGTGGACATGGTAGAAGGCGGGGTATACAAGAGCGGCGACAAGTGCTACAAGTATTCGCACAAGAGTATCAAGTGCAATAAAAACGTAAAATCTGTTCGTGGATAGTCCAGTTATTGGTCAGTAGATAAAATACAGTGTTCTCGTCGAGGTTGTATTTTATTTAGGGGTGTGGGGTGTGTTGTCGATTCACATGTTGTGCGTAATTGAGCGCAACAATCTATCTGCGTAATTATTATCTACCATGAGTGTATTCGGAAGTAGCATTGATAGTCTTCCAATAGACCCAAGTGGTCAGGGCGGTCAGAATGGTCAGGGCAGTCAGAATGGTCAGAATGGTCAGAATGGTCAGGGTGGTGGTCAGAATGGTCAGAATGGTCAGGGTGGTGGCAATGGTCAGGGTGGTGGTCAGAATGGTCAGGGTGGTGGTCAGAATGGTCAGGGTGGTGGCAATGGTCAGGGTGGTTTGTCTCAAAGTACTATATCTGAACTTGTATCTGGGGTACAACGAGTTTCTCAAAATGGAAATACAACTCTACCCAGTAGAGACATTCCAATGGATGAGAATGTCATCACCAGCGACGTTGAAATCAAGCCTAATTACATCCCCCCAGTTGCCAACCACTCGGACTATATTCAAGACTACCAGACAAATGAACACATAAACGACAACTACCAGAACTCCATGAAGAACCAAGACGTGATGGATGACATCTACGACGAGTTGCAAACTCCCATCATTGTGATGTTGGTATATTTTCTACTACAGCTTCCAGCATTTAAGAAGTACGAGAGACGATTCATTCCAGGTCTGTTTGGCAGCGATACAAACATCAACACGTATGGAGTCGTGTTTAACAGTGTGTTTATTGGACTCTTTGTCTTCTTGATACGAAGACTCGTTCAAAATATATAAGGTAACGTACGGTATATCCCTATTCCTTCTGGGGATATTTGGAGTTGAGTTCTGTCTATAAATGTGTAGGAGATGGAACAATTAGACAATAAAACAATCCACCCATTGCAGTGACGTACACGTGGTCTCTGGAAAATCAGATACACTCCTAGATAGATGGATACATTTTCAGAAGGTATAGAATCAGCAATATCCCCAGAAGGGTAGCGTGTCGCACGTACACCGCACGACACAGACCATCCAATCGCCAGGTCGTCAGCACAAGTACTCCCATTCCTTGGGTGTAGCGGGGTCTCCCCGTGTAGGGGGTGCGGGGTCTCCCCGCAAATAAAACATCATGTATAGACAGCGAACAGTGAGTGTGCGAATTGACTTACTGCTTAACTATACATGATGACCACGTACATTACCAGTTTGATGGAGAACATGCCCGAGGAGACACGAACTGGTGGGTGTCAGGACGTGGACTTGTTGGTGGAGGGCGGAGCATTTAACGGTGCCTATCTGATTGGGACGTATTATTTCTTGAAGGAGATGGAGCGACGTCGCTACGTGCGCGTGCGTCGGATTTCTTCGTGCAGCGTGGGTGCATTTTGCAGCATGGTGTACCTGTTGGACAGACTCGACTTGTTCGAGGACATATATGTTCAGTTTATCGATATATTTAGAAAGACGGGCACGCTGCACATCTACGATGAATTATTCGACCGTTTGCACAAGACATTGGACGTTGACGCCTACCAGAAGGTGAGTGGCATGCTCTACGTCACGTATCACAACGTGAAGACGCGTAAGCAGGTTGTCAGGTCAACCTACACGTCCAACGCGGATATGTTCAATGTCATTAAGCGCTCTGCCTTTATCCCCTTTGTGGTGGACAAGACGCTCGGACTGGACAACAAGTACATGGATGGGATAAATCCGTATTTTTTCCGAAAACCGCACCCGAACTGTCGAACCCTGTATCTCAACCTGGTGAACCTGAGTAAGTTGGACATCATCACCCAGACGCTTACTATTCGGAACGAGGAGAACAGTCTTCGTCGGATACTGGTTGGAGTGTTGGACGCGCACAGTTTTTTTTCAACACACGTTCCGACGTCTATGTGCTGCTACATGGATGACATGCCACTGGGTGTATCTGTGCAGCTACACGTGAAGCACATTCTCATGGTGATTTCGGTGTTTTTACTGTCGATGTTGATGTATATATCTAGCTATATATCGGATGCGATGCGGAGTACGGTGTTGTACAAGGTATGTATTGCCGTGTTTAACGAGACGTACCAGGTTGTCATTCGTCATTACTGTTGTTGAGGATGCACTCGGGCTACTCCTCATGTTATTATTTGCTTATTTTCTTATTTCTTTGACTTCTTCTGGGTCTTTTTCTTATTGGTCTTATTGGTCTTATTGGTCTTATTGGTCTTATTGGTCTTATTGGTCTTATTGGTCTTATTGGTTGGTTTAGGTGTACTCTTTGTACTCTTTGTACTCTTTGTACTCTTGGTCTTTTTGGTACTGGTAGATTTTGATTTCTTTGGTTTCTTTGGTGTCTTTGATTTCTTCGGTGTCTTTGATTTCTTCGAGTTCAGTTTGGGTCGACGTGTCGGATTTTCATCAGGTCGGTATTTTAAGAACCACTCTTCGTATTCGTTTGTGGTGCGCCGATTCTTGAGTCTGTGAAACACCTGACTCTTTTCGGATCTCATTTCCTCCATGGTGTGCTGGTGTCCATAACAGTCGGTGCTGAATCGCCGCAACACCCCCTTTTGCTGCAGACGGTGTCTCTTTTGCACTTCAAACAGAAACATGGACATGCACATCAGTCGATTTATGTGGTAGTAGTCGCGACCTGAATATAGAAACGCGAGATACAGACTCATCATGGTGTCAATCGTTGCAATCTTCACGTTATTTCCACCAATGGACACGCTGTTGTATCCGTGGCACGCCATGGGCTCGTACACAAACCCGACTGTATTGTCTCCGTCCACCATAATCTGGTAGTGTTGGGAAATGACGTCGCCCACACCCATTCTTTTCACAATGGTCACGTTTTTAAACTTTTTTTTTTCAAGAGATTTCTTGACTGCATTGGCAGTGCTTTCGGCGTGTTCGGACAGCACGTCAAAGTCGGGGCTTTGTGTGCTGCCGTGAAGGGTCTTGTTCAGAATGTTCTCAATGTAGGTGGTCATTGCGAACCCGCCGAAAAAAACAACGCCCTCGCCAATAAGTGCATTTCGTACAGTGGTGTATATTTCCCCCGCCTCGACAGAGGTGTATTTCTTCTTGTCCAAGGCTCGTCGGAACTGCGACTTCTCGCATTGCGCTGCCTTGAGGGGATGGTATTTATTCAGAAGTGAAAGGCGTTTCAACACTTTCTCCCAGCGACTCACGTCTCCTGCGGGACGAGAGAGTTCCAGGTACATGGACATCCGCAGGTAATTCGGCGGACAATACAAAATCCCGTCAATCTTGATGGCGTCTTTGTAGAGAGCATCGAATATCTCCTTCTGTAGATAGGTGATGTCTGCCATGCCAAGGAAGTTGACAAACACCTTGTACGTTCCATGATGTTGTCCTGCTTTGGATTCAGTTTCATCAAACCCGTTTGCATAGAATATGTCTGCCAGCTCCTTTGCGTCGTCAATAGGTGTTTTACTAAAGAAGTCGTAATCGGCAATGTCAATGTCCTTGTTGTAGAACTGACTCGTCTTGGGTAGGAGGGCGTTTATCGCAGTTCCGCCATAGCAAATCAGTTGTTTCTTGCGAAGAAACTCCTCTACAATGTTGATCATCCGTTGCACGTCGGGCGCAGTTGCTGCCTTTGTTGTTCGAATGTTGCTCGCTTTGTCCACTGCGGTCCGCAGAACGGCAAGCTCGCATTCCTGGAACGACATGGTGGACGTACAGGATAGCGGGACAAACTTTGGTTTCTTCATTTTGATAGTCGATGTGATATATCTATATATATATATACATAGATAAATAGATAAATAGATAAATAGATAAATAGATAAATAGATAAATAGATAACTTGTATAATCTAGTGATATCATCATATCATCATATCATCATATCATCATATCACCCGATTATATGGGGTACCATGATGGTATTTACATTTGGAACGATAGTCCTTGAGCATGTGATGTTTTCGTGGCAAACGACAGCTTGGGGTCTTGTTTCTTGGGAGCAGAAATATAATTCTGAACGTATCGTAGGTCGGCAGGTTTCAGTACAAACGCACTGTTGTTGGAGTTGAAGAATTCGTCCAGCTCCAGGAAGGAGGTGTCCTGGTTCTGGTAGCTCATACCGATGCACTGGACGCCCATCTTTCTAGAGGCAACTCCGCCTGGATTCGTGGGCAACTCGGTTCGGTCAGAGGTGACAATGGACATGTTCTTCTTGTTGTACTGGATGGTTTCCGCCATACTTGGAACGTTGCGCATCTCGGTGGTGGTCATCTCCCGCATAAAAATGGACCCGCTTGTAATATTGATGTACTTTGCAAACGATTCGGTTTCCATATATGACTTGTCCTTGTTGCTAACAACGAGGACTATCTTGTTCTTTAATTCTTGCAGCGGGGTATCTCCAAAGTTGGTGTAGTTATTTTCAAAGTAATGTTTGGGTCCGAGAAGATGGTCTTTCTGGGCAGCGAATATGCTGCCCAGTTTTTCATACATTTTCTTGTTCTTGCTTTTGAACCGAAGGTGTATGATGATGGGGTCCTCATGGTTGGGGCAACTTCCGCTGGAAAATGCATAGTTGATAATCACGCCCAGCGCGTCTTGGAACGGGACCTTGTTGTAGACCTCCTTGACGAAATAGTTGTTCACGGTGGAGGTTGCCACCACTGGCTCCTCGTCCACCGAGTATATTTCAAAATCCAGACATCGCGCGCCCTGCTTGATGACGTCTCTGAGTGCACAGGTTGACACCACGCCCGACTTGAGGTCGCCCGTGCTACAGCAGTTGCTCGCGGTTTTGATGTAATAGTCTCTGAGCATGTGGTTATGGTCTGCGTTGTCAGATATAGATGTGAGATGCCCGTTCTTTGACGGGTACATCTTATTGAACTTCTTGCACGTGCTTGTTTCTAAAGTATACAGTTTGTAGTAGAATCCAAGAAGGGATATGATAACGACGACGATAATTACAAACAGGATTCCAATCACATACTCGTCTTTAATTTTTTTCATACTGGCGAGTATGGATGATGCGGGCGATCCAGCTGATCCAATTGAACTAATTGAACTATTATTCATGACTTTATTGAACTATTGTATCTAGTATACATTAATATAATATCCCAACACCATATAAATATATATCATCAGTACATCCATATCTATCTATATATATATATATACGTACAATGCCAGGTGGACTAATGCAACTTCAGGAAACCGGACTAGAATCTAAACTCTTGACGGGCAATCCAACCAAGTCTTTTTTTAAGTCAACCTATTTGAAATACACCAATTTTGCGATGCAAAAGATTCGGGTTGATTACAATGGTTCGCGGACACTGCGTCTGACGGAAGAGTCCAAGATGTCGTTTGTGATTCCGCGTCACGCGGACTTGTTGATGGATGCGAGCGTATGTATAACGATGCCTAATATTTGGTCACCCATCATGCCACCCGTCACAACGAATGTAGATCCAACACTCAATACAGGAGTATGGATACCATACGAGTTTAAATGGATTGAGAATCTAGGCGCGATGATGATTTCCAATATCAGCATCAGTTGTGGAAACACCAAGGTACAGGAATATAGCGGAGAGTATCTGCTTTCCATGGTGCAGCGGGATTTTCCAGCAGACAAGAAGGACTTGTTTCATCGAATGACGGGTCATCTGCCCGAGTACAATGACCCTGCCAATAGCGGAACTCGCGTGAATACGTACCCCAACGCATACTACAGTTCCAGTCAAAACGGGGCGGAACCCTCCATTCGTGGAAAACAGTTGATTGTGCCGCTAAATGCGTGGTTCTGTCTGAAGTCGACCAGTGCGTTTCCGCTAATAAGCATGCAATATAATGTCATGACGGTGGATGTAACATTTCGTCCTATTCGTGAGTTGTGTAAGATCCGCGACGTGTTGGACAGTGTCAACAATTATCCGTACATCGCGCCGAACTTCAACTCGCCTTACATGCAGTTTCATCGATTTCTGCAAACTCCTCCCGATGTTGCATTGACTACTGCATCGTACGACGACACGCGAACACTATGGAACACGGACATTCATCTGATGTGTACGTACGGTTTCCTGTCGGACGAAGAGCGGAGCGCCTTTGCTTTGAACAAACAGTCCTATCTCATTAAGCAGGTGAAGGAGTATACGCACAAGAACATCGTTGGGTCAAACAAGGTGTCTCTTGAAACGCAGGGACTTGTCCCCAACCTCATGTTTATATTGAAGCGAAGTGACGTGTTTATGCGAAACGAGTGGTCGAATCGGTCCAATTGGCCTTATGATTATCTACCATACGACATTACTCCTGCTCCGACCACCACTGCGACTACTTCTTCAAGTACGACCCATCCCATTGTTCGCCAACATGCCAACAATCCGACTCTGGAATCATTGCATTTGGGTCCAGGGGTGAATGTGACGGGAAACATGACTGGATGGTATACTACTGGCGAGTATAAGCCCGAGAATGTCAAGAACATACTCGAGAGCGCTGCCATTGTGTTTGATGGTAATTATCGAGAGAATGTTCTTCCGCACGCGGTGTTCAACTATTTGGACAAGTATTCTCATACATCGGGGAATGGGAATGACGGGTTGTATTGCTATAGTTTTTCCATCAACGATTCTCCGTTTGTGTACCAGCCTTCTGGTGCGGTAGACTTGACAAAAATGCAGGTGATTGAGCTTGAAATAACTACAATTGTGCCTCCACTCGACCCTGCTGCACAGACGTTGTCTATATGTGATCCTGAAACGGGTGCATTCATTGGTGTGAATAAAGCACAGTGGATGTTGTACGACTATGATTTCGACCTGACTATTTTCCAGGAGATATACAACGTTCTACATTTGTCGAGCGGGCATTGCGAGTTGTCGTATGTGATTTAGTGATTTAGTGATTTAGTGATTTAGTGATTTAGTGATTTAGTGATTTAGTGATTTAGTGAGTTAGGTTGGGTCGTGTAGTTGTTAATTGTTAATTAT